TCTACATCTTCAATTTTTTTATCTAATTTAGTATCAGCTTCAACAATTTTATAATTTTGTTTATCTCTCTCAGCCTTTATTCTTTGTTCTACTCCAAATATATTTTCAGTAACACTATTGAGCTTATCACCTATATCTTTGAATTGATCTTTCGATAAAGTAAAATGATTATCAACTTTTGTAAAATCTTTACGTATTCTTTCAACTTGATTATGTACTTCGACAATTTTTTTATTATACTTTTTATTAGTAACATCTAACTTATCATTTGTTAAAAATGTTTCTGTTAAATTTTCTAATTTGGTTTCAAAATCAGTGAGTATTTGAGTAACAACATTTTTTAACTTATCACTAGTTTCATTTACATTTTTTATAGATTCTGCATTTTCAATAATAAATTTATTGACTTTTTTATTTTGATTGGGAATTGTTACTTCTTTGAAATTTGATAATTCAATATAAAAATTTTCAATTTTTTCTTGTATAGCATTATAATTAAGATTACTAAACTTATAATCTATTTCTTGAAATTTTTTATCATTACCTATTGTATCTTCATAATATTTCTTTTTATAAAGACTAGATTGTTTATCAACCTTTTCTATAACATTATTTGCATTTTTTAAAATTAAATTTACTTCACCTAAAAGTTCATTTTTTTGGTGATCGTTTAAATTTAATATTTCACTTTTTAGATTTTCAAATTGGTCTTTTAAAGATACAATTTGAGATTTGAAAAAATTAGTTACATCTTTTTTTTGTACAAAATTTTCTGATAAGCTACTATCTAATTCACTAATGACATTTTCAAACATACCAAGTGCTTGATCAGAATTTTTTACATTTTTATCTAACTCCTCGAGATTTTCTGTAAAATTTTCTAATACTTTGTCATCAGTACTTTCAACAGTTTTTTTATCAAATTCATTAAATTTTTTCATTTTTTTAACTTTATTTTTCTTCTTTTATTTATTCAACAAATATGTGTTGACTTTCTGTTGACCTTACACTAATATTTCCTATGAGGCCCCTGCAAGTGATAGTAACTAGTTATTAAAGTTTAATCGATTAAATTCTGCTCTGTCATTGAGTTTAGTAGGTCTGTTATTAATTACAGCTACCGCTCCTTCTGGTTTAACCTTACTTCCATTTACACTATGTTCATATTGCGGACTATCTGCTAAAGTGTTAACTAATACATTCTTAGCATTTTGAAGATGTTTGTGTAACTTTAACGTATTATCAAAGTGTTCTTTGTTTTTATCAACATGATTATTCATATCATTACCAACATCTAAATGTCTTTGTTTAGCAACATCTGACTTAACTTTATCTGCCTTTTTACTAAAATGGGTTGATATATGTTTTTTTAATCCATCAACTGATGGTGTCGTACCATCTCTTACAGTCTTATTAATATGTATTTTTAACATTGCACCATGATCACCAATTAAATGATCGTGCTTCATTGTGGCACCTAGATCAGCAGCCAGCTTCATATGTGATTTAAACTCCGATTGAGCTTCTGGACTATATTTGACTGCTTTATGATCTATTTTTGGTGATATGATATGAACATCTTTATTATTGCCAAAATCAGATGTGTCATGATTGTAATTTACTTTCATACTGTCCATACTATTGCCTGAATAAGAAGTATGAACTGCTACACCTATCTTTGCTTTATCTACTTTTTTTCCTTCTGCAGATCCACGTGGTGTAGAATATGTGATTGTATTTGGAGTAAAATGATGCTTGCCACCTTTTGAAGTAACATCTCCATCATCCTTATGATACATAAAGTCGCCTTGATATATCTTTCCTTTTTTTGTTACCTTTGGAAGATGATCAAGTGCTGCTTTTAGTTTACTAACTAAACCAGGCGCATGTCCGTGATTCTTTTCTATATCTTCATGAGTATAATTAATCTTTGGATTCTTATTGAATGCTGATTTAGATGCAACAAAGAACTTACCGTTTTCAGGATGATGACCAAACACAGTGCTTGGAGATCCATCATATTTTGTAGTTACAGACGCGTCAGACTTGCCTCCACTTATCAATTGATGAGTATGATGCAAAGTATTAAATGCATGGCTAAAACCGTCTTTACCAGCGTTTATATGGTGATCTTCAGCATGTTCTAAATGAGTAAGTTTAGACTCATCTTGTTCATTTAAAAGATCTCTTTCTTCTTTAAAATATTTGAGTGATTTCATATTATCTCAATGGAAATAAATTGTTTATTCTAACTTCTAATTTACCACCTGCAAAAGTAAAATTTTGAGGTGTTTCTGTAGCTATAGCTTCTTCATCAATATTATCAACATCAATTTTTGTAAAAACTAAACCAGCTTCTTCGTCAAATTTTGTTTTATCTGATATGTTAGATCCAATATTTAACATGTAACCACCATCACCTGGTTTAGCTGCAAACATTTTTTTTAAAATGTATTTTGAAATTGCTGTTGCCATCTTATCACCACCAGGCCTTGGTTGACCTCTTTTATAACATATACTTTTTATATTTTCATCACTAGCAATTTTATCAAATCTTTTTATATTTTCAGATAATTTTTTTAAAAACTCTATTTTCATTAATTCGGGCTTATTAAAAAGCACTTCTCTCATCATACATAAATTTTCACCAGCTGATTTAATATCTTTATAACTGAAATTTTGTAAGTCTACAAACGAACTACCACCTCTCATAATGTTATCAACAGCAAACATAATTGATATCATTTCTCTAAATGCGCGATATTGTCCAAATCTACCTAGTCCAACTTTTTTATCTGCACCACCTGTTTTATAAGGATATGCTTTTACTTCAACTTTTTTCTTGTCAATTATTAAGTCAGCTGCTTCTCCTCCTCGATTTTCTTGTGCTCTTGAACTTGGATTTTCTGGTTTTTGAAAATTAAAAAGATAAAAAGTTGCTAATTCTCCATTACCAACAGTAAATCCACCAGACTTCGATTTAACAGGATATAACTTTTGAAAATTAATTAAATCTTTTGTAGAAATATCTAATTTACCTCCGTTTTCTGGTAGTTTATATCTTTTCGAAACTGCGGGAGGTGCACCTTTGAAAAAATCTGTAATGTCTGTATTAAATGTCATGTGTTTATTTATCTATTTTATTAACATAAAAAAACCCGCCGAAGCGGGTTTAGTGAATAAGTGCTAGTTACGACCATCTAGCGGCATTTTTAGGAGGGTATTTGGAAGAGAGGAGGTATATACCCATGTCCGTATGACTGCTTAACTAAAAACTGCACTTCCTTGTGAAGCATATGCAGCTGCTACCATTGCTTTTGAAGGTGTACCAAGTTTATAAGATTTAATACCCTTAGTGCTTGCATTACCATAAATTGAAAAACCTTCTGATCTAAGTTCGTTAATACGTGCTTGAACTGAGTTAGAAGATGTACCAAATCTCTTTGCCACTGTTGCAGCAGTAATAGCTTTTCCGTCAAATAGTTGAGAAAGAACAAAGCCACGGATTGTTTTGGTATCTAATTTCATAAAATATTACTCCATGTTAATTTAAATTATACTACCCTTTTATTATATGATAATAATAAATAGTATACAACTGTTACTCATCATATTTTTTATTCAATTTAGAGAGATCACTATTCTTTAATATTTTCTCATCTAATAACATCTCACACATCTCACTCGCACCTTTTTGCTTACCTGAATAGTATACAAGAACGCAAGTGGCGAGTAATAAACAAATATAACTAAAATCCATTAATGTGTAGTATTCCATGTTCTAATCCATTTGTATGTGTGTTTAAGCAATTTAGTCTTAATTTTTTGCCATTCTATATTTTTAAATGCTCTTTTATATATAAAAAAAGAAGATAATTTTTTATATCTATTTAAATATCTAAGAACGTGTAGAGGATTAGAATTAGGATAAAAATGTGTTATTTCTAAAGCAAGATCATGGCCATATGCTTCTATTTCGTCTACATTAGAAAGATACAATTGTTCTTCTTTAATAGATGTTCCAACACCACAGTCCCTAAAGTCAACATGAACAGGCTCTTTTTCTTCGGGTTTATATGACCACTGACATTGATGGATTGATTCATGCTGAATAACTTGGGATAAAAGAAATTTAAAATCTTTAAAAATTTTATTGCTTAACTCAAATTTTTTGTGTTTTTTAGATACATTCATTACAACATATTTTTTATTTTCATACATATCATACAACCCAGTAAAACTGAATTCGTTATGATTGAAGTCATCAAATTTTTCTATTTTTATATCTAAATCTTTATCATCAAAAGTATTGTTAAGCACAACTAATAGGTTGCGATAAGATTGTTTACAAACAAACTTAGATTTATTGTCTTCTATAGCATTATCTATTGTAGTACTTAAATACACTTATTCTCCTATACTTTTATCCCAGAAAAATCAGGATCTGCATTTCCATTAAATAAATTTTTAAGCGAGTAATCTATATTATCCTTTTTTGTTCCATCATTGTCAATAATGTTACTTTGTGCGGAGTCATCAACGTCATACAATCTCATTTTAGCTCTATCAACACCAATAATAAATCTTCTATTAATTGTTGGATCATTATAACGATTTTTCAATTGTTTAACCATCAGTTGATTCATTTCTTCTAATTCTTCAGTACTGACAAGTGCAAACATAAAATCTGCTGTGGCTGGCAAACCGAATGATTCGGATGTGTCTGTCAACTCTACATCAGAGCTCCCGTACGCAGATCTATTAACCTGAGTAGCTGACACGACAGGTAGATTATATTCTACAGCTAGACCTCTTAATTCTTCAGCTATCGCTTTTATATATGTATAAGAATTAACATTTGTCCCTGCCTTGAATCTGGAAGAAGCACATATGTTTAAATAATCAATAAATATAATATCCGGATGAAAATCTCTTTTCAGTGATAGCTCACCTAATAGTGCTTTAAAATGGCCAGCATGCGCTGTGGCAGTTGGATATTCTTTTACTATTAGTTTCCCATTAGTCTTCTTAGAGTACTTGTCTATACGGCTGTTATACATGTCTTTAGGCAAATCTTTAATTTGATCTAACTCTATATTAAGCAAATTTGCATCAAGTCTTTCTGCTATTCTTTCTTCCGCCATCTCTAATGTTATGTAAAGTACATTCTTACCTTGAGAAAGAATGCTAGACGCTATATGACACATGAATAACGACTTACCTACCCCAGTGCCTGCCATAACTATGTTTAGCGTTTTATTGGGGATTCCACCCTGTGTAATCTTGTTTAAATAATATAAATCAAGAGGTATTCTATCTTCTTTACGATTATAGAAATCATATCGCGATTCTGCATCATCTATGTAATCATGACCAACAGATCGATCAAAACTAACACCAAGTGCTTCTGTCAATATATCGGGTATACCTTCTTTCGATAATAGTTTATCCTTTCCATCAATTATTGAAATAGACTTGAGTATGGCGTTATATACAGCTTTATCTTTGCAAAATTTCTCTGTATTATCATACAACCAATTTTCATCTATTTTTTCTATTTTAAGTTCTGATAAGAGTTTTTTGGCTTGTTCAAAATATGTCTCTGATACATTGCTATCTTGAAGCGCTATTTGAAGTGATTCTTCAGTTGGTGTTTTATTGTATCTTTTTACAAAGTCATTAATTAGTTTAAATATAATTTTTTGACTTTGATCGTAAAAATACTCATCCTTTAAAAATGGTACTACTTTTCTTAAATAATCTTCGTTATGTATTAGATTCCTTAATATTGTTATTTCTATTGACATCAATTTGTATTGCCTCCGTTAAAATATCGTTAATAATCAAATCAAAAGTTTGGTTGAGGATTTCACTTTTCATCATATCTTTTGATACAATATCTGGTTTATGAATAATATGATAATTAACTCCAATACCATTCTTCGATTGTTCTATCAAGTCAATATTTTCTAACTGAACAATCAAACCTTGAAAGTCTCCAGATAATATCTCAAACCCCCACTGCTTGTCATTAGCAAACCATGGTCTATACAAATCATTCCGTAGCATTGGCAAATTCTTTCTCTATTTCTTCTTCAGACAAATTACCTGTCATTAAATTAGATCCAGATGATTTAAAATTAGTTTCAATATAATCTCTGAATTCTTTGCTAGTTATTATAGGCAACCAAAAATCTTTTGTATATGTGTCTTTCATTCTAAATTTTTGTTCTTCACCCTTTCTACTATACCACCCATTTGAAGGCTTAGTTACAAAACCACCATTTAATGCTACATCCATTAAACCTGACCATTTTGTTATTCCACCTTCAAAACTTACTTCTACTGCTATCTTTGTTTTCTCTCTCACGTATCTTGACTTTTCAACATTAATAATAAAATTATATCCAGTCAATCCAGATGTATCTTTTTCTTGTTGTCGACCAATAATATAAATGTTATCCGCTGAATAATAAACACCGGTGCCACCCGAAACAATATCTCTAGGGTACAGTCCAATTTCTTTATATGTGTGATTAACCACAACCATTGGTATATCTTTTAATGCTAAATGTGGTGTCACCATTCGAAATAAACTTTTTAGTTGCTTAGCTCTCGACATATCAGCCACTGATTTACCAGACAACGAATCTTCTACTTCTTTTCTTGATGCTAAATTACCAACAGAGTCCACAATAAGTATAATCCTATCACCGCGTTCAATGTTGTTAAGCTGCTGCATAGAATCATGTTTAAGCTGTTCGACATCTGTGATGGGTGTGTGTACGACACGAGCAGTGTCAATACCA